CCACAGTATCATCTTTCATATCTGTTAACGTTTTAACTCCTTTATTAAATGTGTCTGCTGCGGAAGTTGACATATATTTATACTAACATAATATTTTATATCCTGTAATCAATTAAATAAAGAATTAAATAAAGAATTAAATAAAGAATTAAATAAAGAATTAAATAAAGAATTAAATAAATAAAGAATTAAATAAAGAATTAAATAAATAAAGAATTAAATAAATTATCACAATATATACTAATTATGGCAGGCGGTTTAATGCAATTAGTCGCTCAAGGGCAACAAAATATTATTTTAAACGGCAACCCTTCAAAAACATTTTTTAAATCAACCTTCGCGCAATATACCAATTTTGGTTTACAAAAATTTAGGGTCGACTATGAAGGCACTAAAACACTACGTTTATCAGAAGAATCCACATTTACGTTTAAAGTTCCTCGATATGCTGACTTATTAATGGATTGTTATCTTTCTGTTGTTATTCCTAACATTTGGAGCCCTATTTTGCCCCCACAAGATCCTAATCATAATGACACCGCTCAAAATAGCGAAAATTGGATCCCCTATGAATTTAAATGGATACAAAATTTAGGAGCGAAAATGATTTCTAAAATTTCCATTACCTGCGGCAATTACACTCTTCAAGAATATTCAGGTGATTATTTATTAGCCGCCGTTCAGCGTGACTTTAATACCGATAAAAAAATATTGTTTAATGAAATGATTGGAAATCTTAACGAACTAAATGATCCAGCCAATGCAGGATCTCGAGTTAACTCATATCCAAATGCTTATTATTCTGATGCGCTTGCAGGTCCTGAACCTTCTATTAGAGGACGTATGCTATATATTCCGTTAAATAATTGGTTTGGTCTTAAAAGCCAAATGGCTTTCCCTCTAACATCATTGCAATACAATGAATTACATATTAACATAACATTAAGACCCATTGATGAGTTATTTCAAATCCGCGATGTATTCGACACCGGTTATAATTTCCCGTATGTTGCTCCTAATTTTAATACATGGTATATGCAATTTTATCGATTTTTACAACCTCCTCCTGATATCAATGTTGGTATCAATTCTTATTCTGATCAAAGAACTTTATGGAATGCCGACGTGCATTTAAATTGCACCTATTGTTTTTTATCTAATGAAGAAGAACGCGTATTTGCATTAGAAGAACAAAAATATTTAATAAAACAGGTGCATGAGCAGAAATTTTACAACGTTACCGGCCCTAATAAAGTCAGTCTAGACTCATTAGGAATGATCGCTAATTGGATGTTCTATTTTCAGCGATCCGACGTTAATTTACGCAATGAATGGTCTAATTATACTAATTGGCCTTACAATTACATGCCGCAAGATGTAATACCCGCGCCAACTTCTGGATTATATACTGTTTATAGAACCAACTCCTCAGGACAATCGGTTCAAGTAAATATTGGTCCTGGTGTTAATCCGAGCGGAAACCTAACTGGTCTTTTAATTACGCCAACCTATACGCCAGAAAATGATAAATATATATTGGTTGTTTTGGGTATTTTGTTAGATGGCTCATATCGTGAAAATATACAACCCGCCGGGGTATATAATTTCATTGAAAAATATATTAGAACTACTGGTAATGCTCCGCCCGGGTTGTATTGCTATAATTTTTGTTTGAATTCTAGCAACTCAGAATTGCAGCCATCTGGTGCGATAAACATGAGCCGTTTTAATCAAATTGAAATGGAATTTACTACTATTATTCCGCCATTAGATCCATTGGCGCAAAGTTTGACTATCTGTGACCCTACAACGGGAGACATCATCGGGATCAATAAGCCAACCTGGCGCATTTATGATTACAATTTTAATATGACGCTTTTTGAAGAGCGCATTAATCAAGTAATATTTATTGGCGGCAACTGTGGATTAGCTTACGCGACATAATGCAAATCAATAAAACACTTATATTTGTCGTTAATAAAATTGAAAAATATTTATAATATTAGATCCATTGTAATATTATAACTAACAAATAAAAACAGAATGTATTCATCTAAAATTATTATCTTATTCATTTTAACCATTTATATGGTTTCATGTCATGAAATATACACAAAAACTCAATTAAGAGGGTTGTATCAACCTCATATGAATAAACTACTTGGCGAAGAAATACAGCGCATTGTGGAAAGAGTTGTTGTATTTGCTCAAATAAATCATACCAGTTACTCTCACGTTTATAGTGCAGATCTTAAAAATGGAGATCAAAGTAGCAAAATTCTTCTTAATTTTAGCGACGAAAAGATCCTTGCTCGTTTACAGTCCACATTAATTGATGCAATTATAACAATTTCCGAGCCTAAATGTTGTAATCCGAGTTGCGATAAAACACAGCAATATAATCTTATTTGTAAATTTATTGTCATAAATTGGTAATAGCGTATTTATGCAATAAAAAAGGGGTTTGAATGTGTTTCCGGGTGCGATGCAAGGCTGCTACACAATGGCAGCAAATGTGTTTCCGGGTGCGATGCAAGGCTGCTACACAATGGCAGCAAATGTGTTTCCGTGTGCGATGCAAGGCTGCTACACAATGGTCTCAAATTTATTTTATATTTTCTTTTTCTTCCTTTCTTCTTTTTCTTTAAGTTAAAAATAATAGATATTAATTTTGCAAACTAAAGATAAAGTTCGACTTTCCGTGTTTTTCAATATAAAATTGGGGAATTTTTTTGGGTTTTGGACATTTTTAAAAATGTCCATTTTGCAAAACCTAAAGTCTCTTTGGTTAAAATACTTCAGAAAAATGATTTGTGAGCATAATGCTCTTAAATTTATTTTAAGTTGAAAAAAACTGTGATGATAAAATTTTAAAATCTTAAAAACATCAAGCAATCGCATATTGCTAGACTTTTTTAAAGAGCAATATTTAGCAATTCTTCATTATAAGATATACTTAAGATATTTATTTAGAGATATTATATATAAATAAATATGCCAAAGATTGAAATTGATTATTCTAATACTATTATTTATAAAATCTTTTGTAAAGATCCTTTAATAACAGATGTATATGTAGGTCATACTACAAACTTTGTGCAACGAAAATACGCACATAAACAAGCATGTAATAATGTTAAATCACCATGTTATAATTTAAAATTATATAAAACAATAAGATCAAATGGTAATTGGTTTAATTGGGATATGACAATAATTCAATTTTATAATTGTAAAAATCATTTAGAAGCAAGACAGAAGGAACAAGAACATTTTGTTGAATTAAAAGCAACTCTAAATAGCATTGAACCATTGCCATCAAAGGTAGTTCATGTAGAACCCCATTCTATACAACATAATACAATATTTTCTCAGAAATGTCAAAATCAAAATCAAAATCAAAACCATAAGTTTGAATGTATTATTTGTGACTATGTTACATATAGAAAAAAAGATTTCAATAAACATTTGCTTACGATGAAACATATTAGCAATGTTCAGCAATGCAATTATGATGCGAATAATATAAAACTCCCTCAAACTCCTCAAATCATTCGTCAAGTCAAACAATATATATGTGTTTGTGGTAAAAAATACATGGATAATTCTGGATTATGGCGACATAATAAAAAATGTATACAGCAAATGTCATGCGAAATAATAGAACCTAAAATAGAACTTAAAATAGAAGAAAAGCTAGATCTATTTGACAAGGAAATGATAATAATACAATTATTAAAACAAAACCAAGAGCTTCAACAATCATTAATAGAATTATCGAAAAAATCAGTAAATATTACAAATAATAATACAAATAATTCGCATAATAAAACATTTAATTTGCAGATCTTTTTGAATGAAGAATGCAAGGATGCGCTAAATATAAGTGAATTTGTTAGTTCAATCAAAGTAGAGTTAGAAGATTTAGAAGCTACTGGAAGATTAGGTTATATAGAAGGGGTTTCTAGAATAATGAATAAGAACCTTAAGGGACTAGACATTAACAAAAGACCTATACATTGCTCAGATCTAAAAAGAGAAGTTTTGTACATTAAAAATGACGATCAATGGACAAAAGAGGAAGAAAATAAACCTATTCTTAAAAAGGCAATTAAACAGGTTGCGTTTGAGAATATAAAAAAAATTGGCGAATGGAGGCAAAAACATCCAGGTTGTACTGACTCCGAGTCAAGAAAGAATGATCTATACTTAAAAATAGTTGGAAACGCAATGTCTGGATCAACGACAGAAGAACAAATAAAAAATATCGATAAAATTGTTAGCAAAGTTGCCAAAGAAACAATCATTGACAAATGAAATGAAATAATATATATTATAAAACAACTTAAAGAACAAATGGAGAGAAAAGGGGATCTAAAATAATATATATTATAAAACAACTTAAAGAACAAATGGAGAGAAAAGGGGATCTAAAATAATATATATTATATTTAAATATTATATATGGTTTCAAAAACAGCAAAAAAACGACATAAATGGTCTCTAAAATATAAGAAAAGTATAAACTGTAAAAGACCTAAGGGGTTTTCACAAAAACAACATTGCAAATATGGGCGAAAATCATCCAGAAAAAAACGTGTCTAAAGATCCGCATTGGACGCTGTTGGTCCTGTATCATAAAATAGACCAGTTGCAGTTCTTGTTATCGGATATACTGGTATAGATTTATATGTATCTGGTTCAGGCGAATACTGTAAAACAAGTTTTCTATCTGCTAATTCAAGACCATAATTAAACGCTTTGGTCCACATGTCGTAACCTTCGTATGATCTATAAATTTCTTCCTTTTTGGATCCCGGTTTTGCATAAGCTGATTCCGATCCAATATCAGTTGTTAGCGAGGAATACTGTGGAGTTTGGCCCCATGTTAGTTTGCCGGCATCATTTAATGGTTTCACCTCTGTTGTAGTTAAATATTTAGGAGGTGCATCTATTTTAGGCTGACAACCCTGACAATCCACATCAGAAGTACATTGATCCCTTGTAAGAGCACATTGTGACTGTGGGCCGCAAAAATTGGAACAACTATATTTATTATTTACTACATCCACATTGTGACTATTTTTAGGACTATTACTGTCATATGTTACTAACGCATTGGGATCGAACCCTTCTTTAAAATTAAAAAAAGATATATAAATAATCCATCCTATAGCTAAATAAATAAATACAGTAAGGATTTTAAAAAGAAGTTTTATATTAATATTAATGCATTTAGTATCTTTCATATATATAAAATAATAATTTATTTTATATATTTATTATAAAATGTCAACAGAAGAATCGACAGCAATTGATGAAAAAAAAGCGGAAGACGAAGGAACTACAACTGATAAGGCCGATTGGTCTGGATTTTTTAAAAATTTCAGTAATGGAACATTGACTGGTATTTTGGTAGGGGTTGTTTTTATTGGATCTATTGGACTATTTCTTACTAAAGTTGCAAATGCTAATATTTTACCAACTACATGTGACGCAGCACCATATGAAAATTTTAAAAGAAATGTGGAAATAGATATTATTTATATGAACCCTGTAAAACAGTTACCATTTTATGGTTTAGGATTTTGGGGTAAACCGGAAGGCGAGTGGATACAGGAGGCAAACTTTATAAATGTTGAAGCGGGTCTAAATTTTATGGAGAATTTTACAAATACTTGGTTATGCTCTCTTGCAAATAAGGCAGATCCTATGTTATTACCTGAAAATATAGCAAAAAAAGGTGAATCAGGTATTTATAAAAGTGCTTTTTGGACATTTGAATATAATACATTAAAATCAACGTTATGTATGTCGTTTACAATTTTATCGAATGTATTTTATTATATGAATTATTTACCAGAATGGGCAATAATGATAATTTTTGCATTATTTTTTTCAGTAATATTGACTGTTATTTACATGGGTAATTTTATTTATGGGGCGTTCAGACATATCGCAAATATACCGGAGTTATGGAATAATTTATGGAATAATCAAAAATATAATAAAGGTCTTTCAAATGATCCTGGTTGGAGTTGGGTTTCAACCTTTATATTTTTTTTACTATATTTAATAGCAGGATTTTGGTCAGCGATGGCAAGTCCGGCATTTATTACATTTTATACATTTATAAAAGCATTATCAGCAAATTATGTTGTAAGACAAAAAGAACCTAGTGCTGATCCTAAAGACGCGCCGAAAATGAATTTGATATCATTTATAAAAAATGTATTGTATTACAAAAAGACATTTATAATAATACTAGTAATGTTAAATCTAATGGGTGCTACAAATGAATATTTAGGTGTATCATATATGCCGGGTGTAATAATAGCAATTGTAATACTTATATTTGGTATGAATATTTTAGCGATAGATGAACCGAAAGCATTATTTCCGGTATTGCCAAATGTAGAAGTACCTTCTTTGAGACAACCACCTGCCTTAAAGGGCGATGAGACAAATACTTGCTTTAAAGTAGATGATATAGCACCAAGTGATAACGCGGGAAACAAACCAGGTAAAATGACTGGAAAACCAATAAATGTATTAATTGTGAATAGTTCTAAAGGTGGTGGTAAAAATTTTAAAGGAGGAATGGTAAAAAAAGCATTTCTGCCAAAAGGTCCAAAAGTAAAAATGTACAATATTCAATTAGTTTAAACTATTGAAACAATATAAATATAAATTAATAATAAATAATTATGCAGAAAAGTGAAATATATTTAACAACTTATCCATTAGTTAGTGTATGTACTCCCACATTTAATCGAAGACCATTTATACCATATATGATCAAATGTTTTGAACAGCAGACTTATCCCAAAGACAGGATCGAGTGGATTATAATAGATGATGGAACAGATCCTATAATGGATCTAGTTCTAAATATTAAACAAGTGAAATACACTTATTATAAAGACAAGATGTTGTTAGGTAGAAAGCGAAATCTAATGCATAATAAATGCTCAGGTGACATTATTATTTATATGGATGATGACGACTATTATCCGCCTGAACGCATCTCTCATGCAGTGCAAACATTGCAAGACAATCCGACATATTTGATTGCGGGTTCGAGTGAAATGTATGTATATTTTGATAGCAGACAGAAAATGTATAAGTGTGGACCATATAAAGAATATCATTCCACTGCTGCAACATTTGCTTTCAGAAGAGAGTTATTAAAAGAAACAAGCTATAACAACGAAAATGCGCTAGCAGAAGAGAAGTATTTTCTCAAGAACTACACAATTCCTTTGAAACAATTAGATAGTTTGAAGTCAATAATAGTATTTTCGCATAAACATAATTCATTGAATAAAGAAAAGCTGCTTGATAACTTGGAACTAACAAAAACAGTTGAAACCAATCTACAGGTCAATGATTATTTTATTGATGATAGTTTAAAACAATTTTACATAACAGATATGAACATTTTGCTGGAAAATTATGAACCAGGTAGGCCGGAACATAAGCCAAAATTACTGGAGCAAATGAAATTAATGGAAGAAGAGCGAAATAAACGCATGGAAGATCATAATAAAATGTTAGAAGCTCAGCAAAAATTTATGACGAGTTGTTCTAAAAAGGTAACATCAAACTCAGCTAACTCAGATGCGATTTCAATGCATTATGAAAAACAATTATCAGATAAAACGTATTTAATAAATGAACTACTTAAAAAGGTGAAATCGTTAACAATAGAAGTGGATGAATATAAGAAACAAATAACAAATAATAATAGTAATAATAGTAATAATAGTAATAGTAATAATAGTAAAAAATTCATTTAAAGAAATGCCAACTATTATATATATAGTATAAATATGTACGCGTTTGATCAAGAGCAACAAAATAGAATGAATGATGATTTTAGTATAGCATCATCAGTGCCGTCAAATTTATTGAAGAATAAGCAACCGCGTGCAAACAAAAATAAATGTTATACAATTAAAAAATCATTTAAATCGAAGTGGATTGATGGTAAATATTATGATGTAGTGACAATTAACATGTATGGTTCAGGAGATGCTGGATCTTACATAAAAAATGCAGTAACGGGATCATATACAAATCATAGAGTAGGAAGTGAGGCGGAGTATTTATATTTTTGTGTAGCAAATTGTACAGGAATGGATAAACTAAATGGTCCTATACATTTGTATTACGATAGTCCATCACAATATGAAAATCATCAATATGTATTGGTAGATCAGAAAACAAAGGATATATGGTTTAAAAGATTTAATGCATTAAAAGATAAATATTTGTAATTAAATTTACATATCATATCATATCATATCATATCATTTTATTTTTATAATAAAATGATAC